AGAGAGATTAAGAACAAGTAATGACTACGGGCTTAACATACAGCACCTATGTTACCCAGATCGCCACGATGGCGGTGATAAATAGCTACGACTTAAACGATCCGACCGATCCGTTTACGATCATCATCCCACAGATGATCAATTACGCTGAATTGCGTATGCAGCGTGACATTGACTTCCTTAACACGGTCAACACATCAACATACACAGGCACAGCGGGTGCCAATACGGTATCATTAGGCAGCACTTACCCATTCGTAACCGTGCAAAATATTGCCGTTACAGACCCAACCACTGGCTATGTTAACCAGCTGATGCCAGTGACAAAGGAATGGATGTGGAACGTCTATCCTGTCGGATCTTCGCAGGCTTTGCCGCAATACTTTGCGCCATTTGACGACAATTTGTTTTTGCTTGGGCCGGTGCCAAATCAGGCGTACACATATTCAGTCACTGGAACATCTCGTTTCCCGACACTAACATCGAGCAACTCAACAACCTTTATCAGCACGTACCTGCCAGATGTGTTTATTATGGCAAGCATGATCTATATCTCTGCATACCAACGCAACTTTGGTAAAGCTGTTGATGATCCTGCAATGGCTGTCACTTACGAATCACAATATCAGGCACTTCTGAAAGGTGCGATCACCGAAGAGTTCCGCAAAAAGTTTGAATCTTCTGGCTGGTCATCTATGTCGCCACCTGTTGTCGCAACGCCTACGAGGTAATCCATGCCTCATATATCTTTGAAATTAGTTCCGGGCGTTGATACGACAAAGACGCAAACTTTGAATGAGGCTTGCATTACATCAAGCAACTTGATCAGGTTTCTGCCCGACAAAGACGGTGCTGTAGCCCAAAAACTTGGCGGCTGGCAGGCATATCCGCAAGGATTACCGTTCCAATCGGCATCAAGTATCCGTGCTTTGAAAGCTTGGGAAGACAATAGCGCAAATACCTATCTCGGTGTTGCTGGCGAATCAAACCTGTATGCAATCACCGGCACACAATCCCGTGACATATCGGCAAAAACAGCAACAAGCAGTTTCTATGGTTATGGTTTTGTGGGAACAGGCAGTATTGCGCCCGGTCCTAGCAGTTCAGGAACGCTTACAATCACGGCTGTCACAAGTGGCTCATTGGCGATCGGGTCAATTATTTCTGGCACGGGCGTAACAGCTGGAACCTATATAACAGCGTTTGGCACGGGTACTGGTAGTACTGGAACTTATATAGTCAGTGTGTCTCAAACCGTATCATCAACCACTATTACATCTCCTAGCGGCATTACGACGACATCTGGTAGTTCGACTATTTCGGTCAACAACTACAACAGCAATATGAACGTCTACAGCTATGCTTACTTTACCACGCCCGTATTTTGTGGCGGTATAATTTTGAATGGGCCTTATTTAGCCACGACTGTTAGCGACACAAACAACTATCAGTTCAAAGCAGCTGCAAACGCGACATATACAAACTCGTCAACGGCAACGATCACAAATGCTTCCCCAGCTGTTGTAACGGTTACCTATGCGCCGCCTAGCTATACAACTGTTAGGTTCACAACGACTGGAACTTTGCCGACTGGTTTGTCACCTAACACAACTTATTTTGTCCGCAATCTCACTAACATTGCCGGTGGAGGCACGACATTTAACGTATCCGCAACACCTGCTGGTACGGTAATCAATACATCGTCAGCTGGTAGTGGAGTTCATACCGCAACTTTCCCTGCTCAGATGCCATACATAAGTGTGTCATCCGCATCGCCAATTGTAACGGTGTACTTCCCCAATCATGGCTATTCCCTAGGCAGCCAGTTCTATATTCCATCATCAGTTGCAATTACGCTTGGCGGCATAACACTGTCTGGCGTTTACACCATTACAAGTATTGTTGATAGCAATGCGTTTCAATTCATTGCTTACAATACAGCATCATCTTCTGCTGCTTCTTTCTTAAACAGCGATAACATTAACATCATCTATTACTACGGTGCACCACCGCCTCTTCCGGCTACTGCATACGGTGATAACTATTATAGCGCTAACTACTACGGTGGTGTTGCATCTAATGGATCATTGCCGGGATCTAATGTTACGGCAACCGATTGGTTTTTAGATAACTGGGGTGATACGCTCATTGCTTGCCCAGTAGGTGGGCCTATCTATGAATGGCAGCCTAACTCAATCATTCAGAACGCAAGTTACATTGCAAACGCCCCAGTGCAGAACCAAGGTGTGTTCGTCGCCATGCCACAGCGTCAGTTGGTTGCATGGGGATCGACGTTCACTGGCCTGTCAGATCCTTTGCTGGTGCGGTGGTCTGATGTCGAAGATTACAACACATGGACGGCTACAGTTACAAACCAAGCAGGTTCATATCGCCTAACAACGGGGAGTAAGATTGTCAGCGGCATGCAAGCTAACCAGCAAGCCATATTCTGGACTGACTTAGATATGTGGACGATGCAATACATCGGCTATCCAAACGTCTATAGTTTTAACCAAGTCAGCACAAACTGCGGCTTGATTGGCGAAAAAGCATGTGGCCGATTAGGCAATAGCGTTTATTGGATGAGCCAAAATGGGTTTTTCCAAACAACAGGATCAGGCGCGGAACCGATTGTTTGCCCTGTGTGGGATGTTATATTTCAAAACATCAACCGCAATTACACCAACAAGATCCGCTGCGCCCCCAATACCTCGTTTAATGAGATGTGGTGGTTTTATGCTTCGGCAAACAGCACCGAGATTGATTCGTATGTGAAGTACAACACTGTTCTTGGTGTTTGGGACTTTGGCTTATTGGGCCGCACAGCATGGATTGACCAATCTGTATTGGGCATGCCGATCGGGGCTGGTGTTGATCGGTATCTGTACCAGCATGAGATGGGGTTTAGCGCCAATGGACAGCCCTTGAACGCCAGCTTTACAACGGGTTATTTCTCGCTCAATGAGGCCGATAACTTGGTGTTTATTGATCAAATCTGGCCTGATATGAAGTGGGGGCCATATAATGGCACCCAAAACGCTACCGTAAACATAACCATCAATTCTGCTGATTATCCCACCGATACGCCTTTGTCTTCAAAAACATACGCTATGACAAGCAGTGTAGGGTATATAACGCCGAGGGTTCGTGGTAGATTGTTCTCGTTTACAATCAGTTCAACTGATGCTGGTCAGACATTTTGGCGGTTAGGCCGTATTAGGTTTAGAGCGGCAGAGGATGGTAAGTTCTAATGGCAAGTTTGGACGACATCTTAACGACCCAGAAAAATGGCGTTGTCGCAATCAACGGTTTGCGTGGAATTTTGCAAACTATTTCCGACAACATCACAATCCTTGCTGGGTATGCCGCTGGCAATAATCCTAGCATTTCGTGCCCCACAGTTGTTGCTACAACCACACAAGCAGTTGTTGGCAAAGGAATTTTGTTCAGTGTATCTATACCTGCAAGCTCAGGTTCAAACCAAGTGTTGATTTATGATTCGGCCACGGTTGGTGGCATCGGATCATCAAACCTAATTTACTCTTCTCTTCCAGCCAACGCATCTAACTTTGTCCCGTATAGAGACGTTCGCATTCATTATGCAAACGGTTTGGTTGTCGTGGCTCAAACAGGTATGTCCTGTGTTGTTTCCTATACCCCAAATTTGTGAGGGCTTAGATAATGTCGTCAACATTTACCACTAACAAGCACATTGATAAGCCAGATCCGGGTACAGATTATGGTACATGGGGTACCAATGTTAATTCCGACTTTGATGTCATTGACCGCGCATTCGGTGGCTCTGTTAGCTATTCTTTGACAGGCTCAACCCTTCAACAAAACGTATACGGTGCTACAGGAACGCCAACTGCTCCGTATGACTATCAAAACCTCTACATCAATTTGTCGGGCAATACAGGCAGCTCTTATACGTTCCAAGGCACAGGTTACATTGTGGGTACAAACCTTTACGTCAATGTCACATCTGGCTCGGTGTCTGTTGGTAACTTAATTACTGCCACGAGCATTTCATCTGGGACAACCATTACGGGCACATCTACCGGCACAGTTGTTGTGGGTGCTATCACATATACGATCTATCCAATCAGCATTTCGCAAACTGTTTTTTCGTCAACAACGCCCGGCAACATTTATGGTAACAATGCTATTGTTTACCTGACATTTCCAACGGGTGTCGGTGGCATGTGGATTGTCAGCACCACTGGCCTGTCTGGCGCTGCGGCAATCTTTGCTAATACAGCTGCATCTGGCACCAATCCGACCAATGGCGTGTATTTGGCAGCCGGTGCTACAAGCCTAATTTTTTCTGATGGTTCTACGATCAGTTTCGCTGATGGTCGCTTTGCTACGGGTGGCGCAGGTGCGACGGGTGGCGGATCTGATCAGATTTTCTATCAGAATGGTCAGACGGTAACGACGAACTACACAATACCCTCAACCGTGAATGCTATGACTGCTGGGCCTGTTACGATCAATGCCAACGTAACGGTTACCATCAATGAACCCACAGTATGGACCATTGTGTGAGGTAGCATGGACCCGTTAACAATACTTGCTGCGGCACAAGCTGCTTACGGAGCTTTGCAGGCAGGTATTGCTGCTGGTAAAGAAATCCAAGGTATGGCGGCTGATCTGTCCGATCTATGGGGCAGTCTGGCCAAACTAACGCAGATTTCGGCCACACCTCACAAGCCAAGCGTGTTTGATCGCCGCAGTGCTGAACAAGTAGCCATTGAGCGGTATACGGCAAAGGCAGAGGCTCAAAACTTAGCCGAGAAAGCCAAGAACATGTTCATTGGGCAGTTTGGTTTGGCTGCTTGGGATCAGGTGCAGCGTGAAGTCATCAACATCCGCAAGGAAATTGAACGTCAACGCTGGGAAGAAGAACGGGCATCTGCCGCCAGAGCC